TTTCGATATGATGAGATATAAATTTAAAAATTAATATAAAAATAGTAGTAAACCCTACTATTTTCTACTAACCAAAAACTTTATATACTAGTTCATACAAATAAGTAAGTATGACAAAACCGAATAAATATTGTAGTAACAAAGAATGGCTTTACGATCAATATATCGTTCAAAAAAAGTCAGCAACAAAAATAGCCAAAGAAATTGGATGTCAACAAGAAACCGTCTCACGCTACCTGCACAAGTTCGAAATTCCTATCCGAACACAATCAGAAGAAATAGGTGGCGACCGACATCCGATGTTCGGCAAACACTTTTCAGACGATTCAAAAAAGAAAATGTCTATCGCAAATACTGGCCACAAATCTTCAGACGAAACCAGGAAGAAAATTTCCAAAGCAACATCTGGTTCAAATAATCCACGCTATGGCAAAAAAGCAACGCCAGAACAATGCCAAAAACAATCTGAATCAATGAAACGCTTTTACAACGAAAATCCAGACGTAAAAATAACTATATCAAAACAAAAAATTGAATATAATAAACAACATCCAGAAGCTGGACAACAACATTCAGAACATTTAAAACAACTATATAAAGAACACCCAGAAATACTTGAACAAATGTCAAAAACCCACAAACAGCGATATATTGATCAGCCATTAACAATAGAAGATAAAGAAGAACGGGCTTCTCATTTAAAAAAATTTTATGAAGAACACCCAGAAGCTCGTATCGAACATTCTAAATTAATGAAAGTTTGTAATCCAGCTAGTCGTCCCGAAGTTGCGCAAAAAATATCTGATAGTATGAAAATTTGGCATTTAGAAAATGCGTCTCCAGTAGGTACAGGAAGCATTCCAGGCAGATATTTTCTACGCAAAACAGGAGAAACTGTTTGGATGCGTTCTTCTTATGAAACAAGATATGCTAAAATACTTGATTTGTTTGATATTGATTGGGAATACGAAATACACGCATTTAATATTACAACAATCGGTACTTCATATAGACCGGATTTTTACATTGCTGAAACAAATACATGGATAGAGGTAAAAGGTTACCTAAGTTGGAGTAATAAAGAAAAACTAATCGAATTTCATAAATTATATCCAAACGAAAATTTGATATTAGTATATCTAAAACAAATAGAAGAATTAGAAAAAAAAGAAATGTTAAATAATTATTCATTAGATGACATTTATGTATATTGTATCCCAATCAAAGAACAAGTTATATTATGGGAAGAAGAAAAATTAGAACTTGATAAATTGAAGTTAGAAAAACAACAATAAAAATATTTTTTTTGAATATTTTATATAATAACAAGGAGAATAAAGACAAATATGAGAAATATAATATCTTTGCAACCATCGGACATTGTAATACAAATAGTACCGAAAAACCCTAATGAATCGCTACAAGACACTGTATACCTTCCAGATAAATCAGAAGGATACATAGTACCCATAAATCTGTTTTTTGTAGACAACGTTGGTAAAGATTTTTGCGGTGCATTCGAACTTAAAACCATTTACTACAACAATGCCATCAAACGAGACATTATAAATGAATTATATGATAGCGGAAAGACTTTCGACATCTACATTAGACTAAATTCATCAAAAGAAAATATTGAAAGTCCAAAAGTCCTTCAAATCTTTAATAATGTTTCTATTAATGGTCGCGAACTATTAATACCGGAATTCGGACAAATTATAACGTATCGCTATTACTTTACCAACAATTCCGACCCCTGGAATATTCCAATAGAAAAAATTGAGGCACTTCGCCCACCTAACCAATACATCTATGACTATGCGGTTAGTAAGGCCATAAAAGACCAAACAACTGTCATAAAAGAAATCAAAGATGAAATAGTCAAAGAATTAATTATGCAACGTCCATTATAACTCGAGGTCCTTTATAATGAGTGCCATAATTGAATATATGTGGGTTAAAATTTACATCGATGAAAGTGGCGTCGAACACTTTATTCCACAATTTCGCGAAGACGGTACACAACAATTTTGGACAGATAGTGAAAACATAACGCCAACAAAATTGCTAATAGTTCCTATCAGTCCAAAACTCGCGGAAAATATGATACAGAAAAAGATTCCAGCCGCTTCCGTACCATTAACTCCATATACTTTTTTATTGAAACCATCCGACAAAGTAACCGCTTACTGGGACAATGAAATCACCATAACCAATCACTTTGAATGCGAAACTTGCGGATTTACATGGCAACACACGGATGCATCAAAGTGGGCTGAATGTCCGCGATGTGGCGAAAAAGATACGTGGTCTTGTATGCGATGTGGCGCATCAAACATTAACAATGCCCTTGTTAAAAAAAATAATCGTGGCGAAACAAATTGTCCGTATTGCGAAATACCGTATGGTTTAAATCGGTCCATACACTTACATCGAATACAAGATATCATAGAAAATACTGACTATGTTATTCTCGTGGAAAATAGATTTAAGGTTATCATACGTCAGCATGAAGTTTGCGTGGAATCTTTATAAAATTTTTTTGAGGTGAACAATGTTAATCGGTGAACATCCAATTGGCAGTCGACCCGGTATCGGCGAGTCTTACATCGTACGAACAAAAGCGTATACCATGGACCAATGGGTTGTGTTCACTGGTTCAGAACCGCTAGGTGGCGGCGAAATTCGATATCACTTGAATCGAAACTATGGCATGGGATTATTAAAGTCCGATTCCATTGATTTTGACATGAACTATATGTCGGCATCAACAAGTTCCACGACATACACGTTGTCAACTGGCCTCAAAGACACACTGAGGGGCATACTAATGTCCGTGTCATTAGTTCCCGCTTATGAGCTAACAATACCATCATCTAGCGTTATGAATGCGTTGGTTTGGGCATGGGCAGAAACTTTTGATAGTGTTTGGCGAAAAATGGAAACAATGGCAAACGCTCTTAAACTTGAACACGCCACAGACACATACCTCGACGATGCATGGGGCCAAATTTTTGACCTCCCCCGCATCTATCAAGAAACAGATACTGCTTACCGAGACCGTCTAAAAACTCGTACCACCATCCTAACATCTTCTGGCACCAAATCCAACTGTGAAACCATTATTGATAGCATAATTGGAATGTTTGGTGAAACCACCGTAACAACAAGGTATCCGTCTACTGTCCAAATAACATTTTCTTCTATAGATGCTATGAGAATAGCAAAAGAAAAACAAGACACCTTGAATTATCTTATACCACAAATGGTTGCAGCTGGCATTTCTTATAGTATGTATTTACCCTTCATTGACTATTTTATGGAAACTTATATTAAAGGCCCACTAACTTTGTCTCACACTATGCAATATGCATTATTGCATAGAAATTCTGACCTAGCATATAATGCAAATGTAATAAACACTATACAACCAGAACTTTCTTATGACGTTGATATGACAATAATGAATCATCACATAAAACAACTTCTAATAGGATCATTATTTTCAATAGAAAAATTAAACGCATATTCAATGTTAGTAGGGCTTTTTGGGACACAAAACAAAATATTATTAATGGATAGTATAAATAAAAAAAATAACGTTATAAAACAATTTATCGTTGATCAATATTTACAAAAGTTCAACTTAAACAAGCAATACAGCTTATCGCTATTAAGCAAAGCTAATCCACGCCGTATATATAGGATGTCAAACACACTAACCAACCAATTAATTTCCACATATGACTTAGACATGATACTAAAATTATATGCAATAACTGTTTCCATGGACATTTGTAGCAAACGAACATATCCGAAACGATACACTATGGCAATTACTTTAGTGGGGGCCTGAAATGCGTCCAGTTGCATTATCGGTGGTTGAAGGCAGAAACTTCATACTTGGATCTTTTGATACATCTGGGTTCCAAACATGGTGGAAATCATTACCATTTCCAGGCGATGTTGAATCCATAGAAGATACCACTCATGTTTATGGACAATACCATGTTTGTATTGTAAAATTAGGTGATGGCACAAACTCCATATACCGTACCCATGATTCTGGAAAAACTTGGAAAGAAGTTTACAATACAGCAGACACCATCTATAGTATAACCCGCATAGATTATGGTCATGTACTTGCAAGTACCTCAACTGGATGGTTAGAAAGTACTCTGGATTCTGGAAAAACCTGGACTAAAATATCAAGTTTTGCGCCAGGTTGTAAAACCGTTATTAACATCAGTGATGACGTTTTGTTTGGACATGACGGTTCCAAAATTTGGAGATCTTATGATATAGGACATTCTTGGTCGCGAGTGTTACAAAAATCATTTTGGTTTTCTACTGGCTACCACGACGAAACACTTACCCAGAACTTTACCTGGGATTCATATGCACATCCTGCTCTCGCCGGTGCAGGTAACTCTGTTTATGTCGGTTTCGGACCATATCTAAATATTTCTCATGATCTAGGAGAACATTGGTTCACACATTTGCAAGGATGGGACAAATTCTTTTCTGAATATAAAGGAGGCTGGGGAGGTTCCAATTTATTTAGTCCATTTTACAACACCCGAATACTTCAACTTGAAATGACGGACATATCTGGCCTTAATTCAGATGATCACGTATTGATGGCTAGGGTATTGGACTTAGACACAAACCAAGTATTATATGCATATTCTGGCGCAAATTATCATTTTGAGGAAGCTCCAGAAAAAGGTACTGGTTATTCATGGCAAACAAGATTTTCATTGCCATTTGCCGACGAAAATCATGGAATCATATGTTCATATGATGTATTACAGCCTGGATCAAGCGAATACAACAAACTCGTAATGGTATGTAGCTACGATGCAAGTAACAACGCCATTGTAATGTATTCAACTGATGCAGGATGGACATGGTCCACCTTAAACTACAATAATGTTTCCGTGTATGAAGGTGATCCGTCGCAAGAAATAATATCGAACCTTGGTCAATACGTTTTTGATGAAGAATATTGGACAAAAACAATTTGGATGGGCGAACCTTGTCACAATAGTGGAAGATGGGTTTCAGAATATAACAAAACAATTCGCGGTCTTTCGTGGGACTTAGATTTACTAGCAATATTCCAGAAAAATAAAACGTACGGCATGATATATTCCACACTAACTGAAAAAGACAAAGAATATGCTGTCGATATATTAGGCAAAAAGTTACATGACGTATCTATAAATCCTGATATACTTCTAAAAAAATCTACTATTAAAAGTATGATAATAGGAAGTTATCTACAAAAATACTTTGACAAGTCATATAACGTTGATGGAATTTTAGCGGAACGTAGAACAAAAGAAATGCCCTTGGATATTCTTACACAAAAAGCAAACGAGACATTTTTCAATATTAGAATGAACCAAAAGGACACAGCTCAAAAATCTTGTGAATTTGGCATAAAACTTGTAGACGACCACGTGGAAGAAATAATGACATCTATTAATAG